TATTATTTGTTATATTAAAATTTGCCATATTACTGTACCCAAATTAATGATCCTTCATCTCTAGCTGAAAAATCTATAGTATCTGTTGAAATAGAGTCTACATTAGGCCCTACGTGTTTAAAATCTCCTGCTATTAAATCTTCTCTTGTTATTATATCTCCTTCTTGAATTGCTATTCCATTTAATAAAAATACTCCTTGATTTGAACTAGATATACCATCTATTCTAATTGCGTCTATTAAATCATTTTCTGGATCACTATAAGGAGGAGACATTAAATTAGTAAACATTGTTAAACCTAAAGTAAGTTCTGTTCTGTTACTAGTAGTAATAAATACATCTCCTATTTCTGCAGGTTCATTTTCAACATATACTGAATTAGTTATTGTTGCTGTCTTAGTAGTACTAAAAAGATTTTTACTATCTGAAACTTTAAAATCAAAAGAATCATTTACTTCATCTTTATATAGTTTAGTTACAAAAATATTATTATCGTCTAAAGGTATTACATATCTTAAATTAAATACGGTGGTTTTAACTCCAATATTTTCCACAGGTAATATACTTAGTTCTATAGGAGCTGTTATTTCTACTCCATTAAAAAATAACTTTCCTGTATTTAAATTATTAGGAAGTATTAATATATTTTTGTATATATCATTATTTGCATCTTCATAATTTTCTATAAAAGGTTTTATTCCTATATTAATAACTCTGTTTCCATCTATATCTAAATCAAAATCTTCAACTGTTGGTGCAGTGTTTTCTCCTGAAGCTACTGCTATAGGACTTATGATTTTATAATTGCATAATATATCAGGATATTTATATTTTAAGTGGTATGCTAAATCTTTTAATTCTCTATTTTCGTTGTTTAATACTGCAACATCATTAGTGTAGTCGATGTAATACATTACTAAATTAAAAAAGTATAGTACTGATAAATCTAATTTACCATATACTTTACTTTTTTCTATTTGTTTATTTATACTTGTTACTAAAATTTGTTTATTGATCATTATAACTTAGATAAGTAGTATTTATTAAATTATTATAGTCTCCACAAGACTTGCATTTTTCAGAGCAATATCTTTTTAAATTATTTATTAAATTTATAGCTTCTTGTACAAAACCATTTGCAGATGCAATTTTTAATCCTTCTAGTGTTGTTTGTGCATTTATTAATGGTAATGATTTTTCTTTCAAGCAATCATCACACTTGTTAATTTTTAATACTTTATTTAAAATACATTCCTCATATCTTAATAAGCTAGGAATTAATTTTGTAGATATTGTATTAGGATCTATAACTTCTATGAAATATAATCCATCAAAGAATGCTAATCCTAAATCAGATGCTAACAGCACTACTGATTCTGTTGTCTGACCACTTACATTGCTTATTAGATCAACTGCTAAACTATAATTTTTGTAAGTATCTTCTGTAAACAAATAAAAAGAATTAACTAAAGAAGCATCATCTATTTCTATTGTTAATTCTGTTTTGTCTAATGATAAACTAAGTGAAGTAATTTCCATTTATATTTTTTAATTAAAAAGGGAGAAAGTAAACTCACTCCCTTTTTGTTAATTTATGTTAATTATGCAGTTGCAAGATCTGCAGGTACTTTAGCTGATCCTAAAGTAGTTCTTAATTGTGCTAGAAAACTATTAACATCTGCATTAGAAGCTAAATTAGTTCTTTCAACTAAAATAGTCATTACCTTTTTCTGCTTTTCAACAGATGGATCTGCTCTATCTGAAAAATATTTAATGTGTACTACATTAAAAGTTTGATTAGCTGTAGCAAAGAAAGGTATTCTATTACCAAAATCTGCAGGATAACCTGTCTCACGGTAATGTGGATATTTATATCCTTTAGTAAACCATTCTAAGTTAACTGCATACTTACCAGTACCTGTTCCTGGAAACCCATTAGTAATTGTAGCAATAGTTACATTGTTAACATTTTCTGCAATAGGATCTGCTGTTCCATAAATCTTATGGTTTACTTGAAATCTTACAGGAGTTCCTATAATCTTACCTGCTACTGCTTTTTGAAAAATAGAAGTAATAGTTACTTGATATTCTCCAGCATTACTACCATCTTCAGCTGCAACTACTGCAAGCTCATCTCCTCCTCTACGAGATAGATTTAAATTAATACTATTTGCTAATCCATTTGCTACTGTTTCTGCAGTATCAGATGCTCCAGTTTGGTAATAACCTGATACAATTGCAAAATTTTCAGAAGAAAGTGATCCACCAACTTCTAAAATTCTAACTTCTAATATATACGTTGCATTTGCAATAATAGAAGCATCTACATAATTTCCTACACGAACCTGTTTCTCAACTGATTCTTCATACTCTTTTAGAATTACTTTATCAACTTTAGCAGGATCTACTAAATCAGTAAACTGAGTAATCAATTCATCTCCTTCATCTTGGAGTACTCTAAATTTTTGTCCTTCTGCGTCTACTGCAACTGACGTATCAGCTACTTTAACTACAGAATCAGCTACATTTGCATTAGTTAATACAACTAGCTCTTCCACTTGGTTTGGCCCAAATACACTCATCTTTTTTAATTTTTAATTAATATATATTTATTCATTTTTACTATTCATTTGAGTTTTTACTGGTAGTAATTCTGGTCTATAATCTGCCAAGGCTAACTCTACTGCCCTATCTAATATTTCTCTATGCATACTATCATTTAATTTACAAGAAGTAGAAGAAGATTCTCCATTTATAGATAAACTTTCTCCTGAAAACGCTGTATTAAAATCTCCTAGTATAATAGGACTAGGGTACTTTACATATCTTATATTATATTCTATAATATTAAAAGGATTTATAAGTTCTACAACTATGTAATCTAAACCTTCACTACTATAATCAAGTCTAATTATTTTATCTTTATCTGCTTTCTTAAAGGGATTATTTTTAATTACATTGTACTCATCATAAGTTTCTGGTCTAACAGATACTTTTCTAGTCTGACCTTTTATTTCTTCGTCTGTTAAAGAAATAGAATTACTGCAACTTATTTTACCACTTTCTTGCAATATTAAAAAAACACTTTTGGGTATTTTAAAAAATCTAGATTGATCAGATATAGCATACTGTTTAAAATTATCATTTATTTGAAAACTAAATGTAGAATTGTAACCTTTTATTAACTGAGATAGGTCATTCCTTCGTTTAGAAGAGTTTTCAAACCCATCTTGATACTTATTACCTTTAGGATTAAAATAATTCTTTACAAGCTCTTCCTGTGCCTTTGTTAAATATACTGATTTCTCATATAAATCTATACTAGGTGCAGCATTTGTAGCTATACTATTATATAGTATATCAAATTCATTACTAAATTCTAAATTAGTCATTAATCAGTTTTTACAGTTATAAAGTCTCTTATTTCTTGATTTTTTGGATCTCCTAAAAATCTTACTGCCTTATTAAAACTTGCTACTTCTCCTTTACCTGCTAACTTAATACCATCTTCTGTATATAGCTGCTTACTTTTAGTAATTATAATTCCCTTACTTATACCTTTTCTTACAAGTACTTGTGTTTCAAAAGTTGGATCTTTTAATAAGCTCAAGAATTTTGCAGGGTCTGAATCTACTTTCTTCTCTACTTCTCCTTGAATCCATTCTAACTTAGAATCTGTAGAAATTTGTCTATCTTGTAGTATAGAAATTACTCCTAACAGCATTTCTTTATTATCTTCAATTGCACTATAAGCTTTCCAAGCATCTTTTACAACATCAAGTTTTTTCTTATCTTCTGATTTAACTTCATCTTCTCTAGTAATTGCAAATTGATAAGTTTGCTTTTGGTTTCTACTTTTCCAATCTGGTGCAATATCATTAGAATTTGCTAGTAAAATTTTTAAAGCAATAAAATCAAATGCTTGTGAAGTATCAAAAATATTTTTAGATGATTGTTTAAATAAACTTACATACTGTGTATGCCAAAATTCTGAATATGCAGATAATTCTAATCCTGTTTCTTTTTCTAAAAAAGCTTTTTCTTGAGGAGTAAATAAATTTTTAACTACTCCACTTCTTAAAGCAGGAGCACAAAATCTCTTTACTGAATTTTCTAACATACCACCAGCAATAATGTGATTATCTTCCACATGTGCTGCCATTCCTTTTTTCCTTTTAATAAATTTTACCTCTATTTTTTCGTTAGGTAAAACAAATTCTTCCTTACTCTCCTTTGCCATTATTTACGTTTTAGTTATTTAAAAAAAAAGGAGCGTTTATGGCACACTCCTAAAAGCCTTTCAATATTATGCTGCCATATTAAATTTCAGCGTTGCAGTTCTAGAAGAATCTTTAACCATACTACCAGTCATGCACATTGCAGTCATAATAGCGGAATCTTCCATGTGTTGCATTTCACCACCTCTACGTCCAGTAAAAGGATTACGAATACCACCTTTATATCCTCGGAGTTCTTCTTCTCCTTTAACTTTAATCTTTTGAATATTAGGTTCATCCATATCTCCGATATAAAGAATATCATAACGATATGATTCAACAACTCCTCCATCTGGATGAAGAACTTTGTTTCTAACTTTATCATCATACATAGGATCTACCTCTAACATTACGTGAATGTTGTTTGGTGCTTTCCATTCTGTAAATTGGAATCCAGCTGAGAATGCATTACTATGTAACTTAGAACTAGCTTTTTGAATTGCATTTTGATTTGTATTATCAAATCCTACTGCCATCCATCCAGAAGCTTCTGCTGTTACTGCTCTGTGGAATTGAGCTGCTCCTCTTTCACCTGTTCTAAGAACAAACTTACGTTGAGAAAAATCTAGCTTACCTTCAGATAATTCGTGTAACATATCTTCAAGTAGTCTGATAGAAAACTTAACATATCCAGTTGTATTAGATACTTCCATTTGTTCTCTAATTCCAGAACCTGCTTTAATTTCAATATTTGATGGGCCCTTATTAAGAAAACGTCCATTAGTATCTCTGTTTGTTTTACCAAACATTAAAGTTCTAGCTTTAATACGAGACAGTTGACGCTCAAATTGCCAATATACTTCTTGCATCCATGTTACAGACTTGTGTACTTTACCAGTACCATCAGTTGTTTCAATTCCTGCAAAATAAACTGGCTTAGTTTTCATATCAATCATTGCACCAGATGCTTTGTGTTCCATACGTAATGTAGAAACAGA